TTTTCTTTTTCCGCCTATCCATTTTAAAAGTGGTTCTTCGACTTTGCGAAATTTAACGTTTTCCATTTAATTAATATAATTTTTAGTATTTATATTAATTTTATATTGTTGGAATAAATTCCCAAGATAATTCAGCACATATTTTCTTCCAAATTTCGTCTTGTTCTATGCGTTTAACTGGATCCTTCAACATTGGAAAAAATGGTAAAAACTCTTTTTCATCCAACAATTCACACATTTTATATAATACGTAATAATAATTCAAAAAATTTACTCTATCATCGGGACAATGATTTGAATATGGTTTTTGTATTTCCATAAATAAATTACATAAAACATCTTCTAATTCAGGTGTCATTACTGGCGGTTTTATTCCTAATTTATCTTTAATAAATGGTATATGTTCGTAATATTTATTATAACCTAATTTTTTCAATATATCTTTCGCTTTTTTATTTGTAATTTGTTTTAATGATATTCTTTCTTTTTTAATTTGGTTTTTTATATCGCTTAAAACTTCCTCTGGTATTTGTGTTGTTTCTTTTGCTTGAAATTGTGCTAATATTTCTCTAAAATGATTTATACGTTTGTAAGCATAAAAACAAACTTCTTTGGGTGGTTCTTTATAACTTGGTTTTTCATGTTCTATTAAATATTGTAATTGATTTCCACATTTATTACATATAATTAGCCCTTCATGATCTACTGGTATATATTCCCCGCCACATTTATTACATATTTCATAATTAATTTTGTAATTATTTATATCCAAAAAAGAATCATCCAGATTTATTAGATATTTATTAATATTATTAGTTTCTACTTTCTTTTTTTTTTCAATTGTTTTTTTATTAAAAAAAGCATTCATAACTTTAACTGATTTTGAATTTCCTTTAGATATATTTTTCTTTTTCTCAAAATATTCAAATATATATTCCGAATTTTGTAATAGATAATCTTTCTTTTTATTTTTTAATTCTGTTATTTTTTTCCTTATTTCACTTAATTCATCGGTTAAACATAATTTTTCATCTATTTCTAGTTTTTTTTTTAATATTTGTTTTAGCAATAGTTTCCTTTTTTTTAAGGTCGGTATAATATTATTACTTAAATCTAAAAATTCTTTCATTTTCTCGTCATGTTTGCTATCTAAAGTTATTATCGATTTTTTGTTTATTTTAATTTTTTTGCTAGCCTTGGGCTTAAAAGAAGGCATTTATATTGCAATATTAATTAACTTTTAATTAATACTTTTGCTAATTAATTTATTCGTATTACTCCTATTTTTACTTTCACCATTTAAATATATGGAAAACATCCAAGTAGATACAAAGGATACTGTTGAAATTGATTCTATAAAATTACATAAAATGGTTTTTATTTATAATGCTTTAGAAAATGGATGGACTATTAATAAAAAAGAAGACTATTATATTTTTAATAAAAAACACGAAGGTAAGAAAGAAGTGTTGTTAGATAATTATTTAAGACGGTTTATGGTAAATAATTTCGATATAAACAACGTTTGACAAAAAATTATTAATTAAATCTATTTAATAATTTTTTTTTCTTTAGCAATATTATAAAATGGGTGGCGGTTTAATGCAACTAGTAGCTTACGGTGCACAAGATGTGTACCTTACGGGTAATCCTCAGATCACTTTCTGGAAAGTGACCTACAGACGACACACTAACTTTGCAATGGAAAGTATCGAACAAACGTTCAACGGTCAAGCCGATTTCGGTCGCCGTATTCAATGCACTGTTTCCAGAAACGGAGACCTTGCATACAGAACATATTTACAAGTAACTCTTCCTGAAATCAATCAAGATGACGATGCTGGTGCTGTTTACGCCAGATGGTTAGATTGCCCAGGTGAACAAATGATCTCCATGGTTGAAGTTGAAATCGGTGGTCAAAGAATCGACCGTCAATACGGTGACTGGATGCACATCTGGAACCAATTGACACAAACTTCCGAACAAGAAGATGGTTATGCCAAAATGATTGGTAACACCACTCAACTTACATACTTGACTGACCCTGCTTTTGCTGATGTAGCAACTGCTTGTGGTGCTGCTAATGTTCCTGAAGCTGTATGTGCTCCTCGCAATGCTCTTCCAGAAACAACCTTGTATGTTCCTCTTCAATTCTGGTTCTGCAGAAACCCTGGTCTTGCTTTGCCATTGATTGCTTTGCAATACCACGAAGTTAAAATTAACATCGAAATCCGTCCTATGGATGAATGCTTATTCGCTGTTAAAAACGTAGATGCTTCCGGCGGTACGGCTGACAACGTTAAAGCAACTGGTGCTTACGCCAAATCTTTGGTTGCCGCATCCCTTTACGTTGATTACATCTTCCTTGATACCGATGAACGCAGACGTATGGCACAAAACCCACACGAATACTTGATCGAACAGCTTCAATTCACTGGTGATGAATCCATTGGATCTTCCTCCAACAAAATCAAATTGAACTTCAATCACCCATGTAAAGAACTTGTATGGGTAGTTCAACCTGATGCCAATGTAAGTTATTGCGATTCTTTCGTTCAAGACAAAGTTCTTAACAAAGCTTTGGGAGCTCAGCCATTCAATTACACTGACGCTGTTGATGCTTTGCCAAACTCCATTCGCGCTTACAGTTCTGCCGGTCAGCTTAGCACTGGTAATGCTAATGGAAACACAAGTGTTATTGACGTTGATGGTTTGTTCCAATCTCCAGGCGCTAACTCTGCAGGTGCTGCTGCTGCCGCTGCTGGTTCCATCCAAGATGGTGCCGCAATCGCTGGTTTGAGTGCTGCTTTCCCTTCTGGACAAGTCCACGGTGTCTCTGATGCTGGAGCATTCGTTCTTGCTGAAACTGCTTTGAAAATGCACTGTTGGGGTGAAAATCCAGTTGTAACTGCCAAACTTCAATTGAACGGCCAAGACCGCTTCTCTGAACGTGAAGGTAGCTACTTTGACTTGGTTCAACCATTCCAACATCACACACGCACTCCAGACACTGGTATTAACGTTTTCTCGTTTGCTCTTCGCCCTGAAGAACATCAGCCATCTGGAACCTGTAATTTCAGTCGTATTGACAACGCTACACTTCAATTGGTCGTTTCCGCTGCTGCCATCGGCACAGCCAACACTGCCAAAGTCCGCGTATATGCCACAAACTACAACGTTCTTCGTGTAATGAGTGGTATGGGTGGTCTTGCTTACTCGAACTAAGTCTTTTACTTAATCTTTTTATTCAATTCTTAGCATAATATTTAACGTATAATTAAATATTATAAAATATGTTTGTTTTTTTAGTATATTTCACCGCCACGTAGCCGAAGTACCAAATGCAGCGTCGCTTCCTTTTGAATATTGTAATCGCTTAGCGTTCTGCCGTCTTCCAATTGTTTTCCAGCAAAAATTAATCTTTGTTGATCCGGTGGGATACCTTCCTTATCCTGGATCTTTTGCTTGATGTTTTCAATGGTATCACTTGGCTCTACATCCAAGGTGATAGTCTTTCCTGTCAACGTTTTCACGAAAATTTGCATCTTATAATACAATTAACAAAATATTATTTAAATCATTTTGTTAATTAATTTATTTCATATAACATACTCCGACACCTGCTATTATCATCGCTACACCCAATACTGTATTCCAAGTAATTGTTTCTCCCAAAAATATTGCCGAAAATATTACATTACAAGCCAATAATAACCCCTCTACTATTGGAGCTATAAAAGCTACATCATATTTACTTAATAAATAATAATTTGCTGCTATTGAGCCTAAAGCTACAATGCTTACTATTAATCCGTGTTTAGCTGCATCAAAAGCAAAATTTGGATTTTTTTTGAATAATGAACTTATACCCTCTTGCTTTAAATTATAACACAAAAAAGGAACCGCAATTATAGCCGTAACTATATACCTTATAAATGTAAAATTCGAATGTCCTATTTTAGATACAGCCGTCTTTTCTGTTATTGGTTTTATTCCCCAACCAATTCCATTAACTAATATCATTAATATATCAAATGGGTTCATATAATATGTTATAAGATATTAATTTATTTATTTTACAATATTATAATGAGCTCCCAAGAACTTCAAAAAGAAGTTGTTAAATTCTATTATTTTAGCGAAAATGCTGCTTGTGGTGATAAAGCCGTGCAACACGAAGAGTATTGTGCTAAAATGCTTTCCGATGGTTATACCTTATTAAGTGTTACTCCGTTAGGAAACTTAGATGACCGAAGAGATTCTTATGAAGGTACAATTATTTATCATTGGAAATTATTAAAGAAAAATCTATAAATCTATATCTAATATGCTTAATGGATTATAATGTCTTATATCATCATTTGGGTAATCCCAATTTCTATAGCCACTTCTTATCGGCGTTATTTCTTTTACAAATCCTATTGTTTGATCAAACTTTAATACTGGTCTCCAAACGAAAGCATATCTTGGTTTTTTAAATCCGCCCCATACCGGATTTATATTATAATATTCAGGTTCTTTTTCCATTTTATATATATTTATATATAATATATGATACGATTTATACGAAAATTTGGAACTTTTAAAAGACCTCCTCCTGATTATATTTTTAAACGACCTGTCGTCAAATCTGATATTGATGGCTCCAAGATGAAACAGTTTCCTAACTATGATATTGAAAATGAAAAATGGTTCGATGATGAAACATTTAATAAAGAAATAAAAGATAAATGGGACAGTTCTCTTCATGGACCACAAGACAATGTTTATGACGATAGACAAGATTAAAAGCTTTCATGTTCAAATCCCTATCTGAAAAATTGATTTAAATATATTATTCATAATTAAATCAATATAAGAATGAGTTCCCAAGATAATTATGATGATGTATGTTATGATGCCAACGAGCCATGTAGCTCAGGCAGAGCGCAAAGACGCTCTATTCACGTAAGAGCGTGTAGAGGTCCAAAGGATTGGCGCACTGATATTTGCGACAGGCAACACCTATTCAAACCAATTAATTTTGAGGGTAGGCCAAGACCAATTGAAAAACGCCTAGTTCAATCCAAAACTTCCAAGCGTAAAGCTAGATATAATCATAAGCCTAGAATCAAAGGTTATTACGGTTATAAGAAAAAAAAGAATGAACTTGAATGGGAAGATGGTGGTTGCAAGCCTATGAAGCGTATTCGCGTTGACCCCATTACCAGACAAGCGACAACTGTTGTAGAACACCATTATAGACACCCCGTTCATAAATATGCCAATTGGTTCGCAACCAAGCCCGCACCTATCCCTGTTTATAATTGGGTTTCTACAGCAGAATAATTTAACCAACTATTTAAATATAAAACTTTTTTAATTTATATATGTCTCATTGGGATTTACTTCCAAAAAACATTACCGATTTAATTTTTCAATTCGACCCTACATACCATAATATCCACAAAAATAATTTGAAATTTTTACAAAACGAATGGTCTATCAAATACATTAATAAACAAAGCGGTAGTTGGGGTTGGGATATTACACAATGGCCTACAAAAAATGGTCCTCATTTCAATACACTTAATAAATTTAACTTTAATCAATGTCAAAAAATTTGTAAAGATTTAAATCATAAATATTCTACTTTTTATCATATTCCAGATCATTTACAAGTTGGCGATATTTATGATTTTGATAAACATTTTTTTATCAGGGAATATGCCTCTATTAACTTTAGATCCAAACAAAGGTCTATTGATGTTTATCCAATGAAATGGAGAGCGTTTAAAGATAAAATGAAAAAAATTTATAAAATATAATATTAATGGCTGATTATAATAAACGTTTTTTAGACGGACAATACAAAAATTCTAAAGAAAAAAACAAACTTATAAATAATATCATTAAAGATTTCGAACAATATCAAACTATATTAGCCGAATTAAAAGCTTCCGAACAACAAAGGCAAGCTCTCAGAAACTCAATTGAATATACTTGTAATGAAAAAAAAGAAAATCTATTAGATAAATTACTTCATGACCCCGAATATTTAAAACTAAGAAATAGTACTTTAGAAAAGAAAAAAATATATAAAAATATTAAATTAAAATACAAAATTGCTTTAATTCAACGAAAAAATATTTATAACAATGTTGGTAAAAATATTAATGAATATAAAAAATCCAAATCTATTATTGTTTTAAAATCACAATATATTGGTTCTATTATAAATAGAATACAAATAAGCATTATATTCGTTTCATCTACTATTACTTTATTTGAATCTATCCAAAGCAATTTTGTTATTCCTGCTTTTTATTTAACCATTATACCCATTCTTTTATCCACTTATATTGCTATAATATTAGCTATTTCTAGATTTTATAAATTCGATACTAAAAAAGAAAATATACAAAAAGTTGAAGAAAAATTTTCATATATTATAAATAGACTTCGTTATAAAAGAAGAAAATGTATTAATTTCGATTTTACCTGTGAAAAATTAACGGATTGGAATATTTTAATTGAAAATTTCAATAAAGATGGATTAGAAGAAATGATAACAAAAACAATTGAAGAATCCGATAGTTTATTAACCCTAAAAGAATATACTTATTATTATAAAGTTTACAATAAAATACGAACTAAATTTCATGTAAATCATTTCAATAATGAATTAATGAATAATTGGAAAGAAATAAATATTTCCAATAATACCGAATGGAAATTTGGCATTAATACCCAGAAAAATGACCCTGGTATTTCACAAAAACGATGTTGTTGTATCAAATTCTTTAGAATATTTAATTGTTGTCGTGTTGAAACGCTTGATTATGATAAATTTTTCTCTTATTTGGAAAATAATTATAATTATAGTATAGAAAACGAAGATACTTGCGACGAAGATAGTGATGATGACGATGACGATGACGATGACGAAAATATTGATATTGTTATTCAAGAAAAAGATGACAATTCTCCAGTTTCAAAAATTATGCGTGGGCGAAGTAGAAGCACATCTAGTATGTTATTAAATAATGCACTTGATAAACAAAGAAGCAAGTTAATAAAAATGGAAGAGGTAAATGAAGAAGATGAAAAAGAACAAGAAGATGAAGATGAATATGAAGATGACATATCAAATAATCAATTGGTTCGCAATAAATCATTTCATCGTTCAGTATCTCTTTTAGGTTCATCCATGAAAAAAAGAACCGATTCAACCGCTACTGATTATCAAAGCGAGGATGAATTTTAATTGAATTAATTATATTTTAAACGATATAATTAATAATCAATATGTCGTTGTGGAATACATTGCCAAGAAATATACAATCATTAATTTTTGAATTTGACCCGACTTACCGTCGTGAAAAATATGAGGTTCTTATAAAAGAATTTTTATACCGAACTCCTTTTTGGAGAGTAAGATATTTAAACGCTAATTCTGAGAACAATGGTAAATTTGAAAATAAAAGAAAACAAATTGTATTTCTTTCAGATTATTGGAATAATACAATGGAACGTAATCGCCGCCTTTCTTTCACTCGCTTGAGCAATATGGAACAAACCTCTGTAGAGATTATTACCGATGATGAATTTTTAACCGACAATTGCCCTAATAAATATCATATCATTTTCCGCGATTTAAAACTATTAAAAAATTATAATTGGGTTTTTACTGATTGCGAAGTTAGATTAATTAGAAGAAATGTTACTACTGTTGAAAAAATCTTAGCATCTAGAAAAAGGTCTAAAAATAAACATAGAAACAACACCAATAGCAACCCCGCTATAAAAAATAGTTCTTCTAACATTTGCTGATTCATGTTTAATTTTCAATTGTTTTTCTGATAAACTGTCTTTAAAAGGTGTTCCTACTGATCTTGTTGCTATTAAATAAAAAATACTAGCTATACAATAAATTGCCATGGCATATGCTAAATATACTGAAATTTTACAAGTATCCATTATATCATTTAGTGTTATTTTTTTTTTCTACTACTCTTCCTACTGAGAATACAGATTGTTTTTCTTTTAATTCAGGCATTCTTCCAAAAGCCCAATAAAACTCTCCGTCAAATGCTATACTTTTTCTTCTCATATTATCGGCATTCACTCTATTCCAAAATTTATATGCTTCTTTCCAAATCTTTGCTTGGTGGGATTTAATCATCTTATATTTAATTTTATTTATTTTATAAAATTAAATTCAATTTATTTTTTCAGTGTTTGGGGAGAGAAAAACATCTATTTTTTTTAATAAATATAAAGACACGTCTTCATATTTATATATAATTATGAAGCACAAATGTCCAAGGTGTAATATAGCAAAAGATTTAATAAGTGATAATTTTGTTGATAGTTCTATTGGTTATATTAAAAAAGAAAGACCAACTGGAAGCAATTGGTGTAAAATTTGTCAAAAAGCATATCGTGATGAAAATAAAAGTAGATATAACTGTAAGCATGGAATATATAAAGGAAAATATAGATGTAAAATATGTGGAGGGAGTAGATTATGTAAACATAAAAGACAAAAACATACTTGTAAAGAATGCGGCGGAACTTCAATCTGTAAACATAAAAAATTAAGATTTATGTGTATTGATTGTGGTGGCGCAAGCATATGTATCCATAAAAAACATAGAGAATATTGTAAAGAATGTAACGGTATTGGGTTATGCATTCATAATAAATCAAGATGGAGTTGTAGTGAATGTTGCCCTCAATGGTATAAAGAAAAACATAAACTATGCACTTCTTGTAAATATATTCATGGAACTAAAAGATATGTATCAAAAGAAAATAAATATGTCAAGTTGTGTGCTGATTGTTTTTATAATAATTATCCTAACGAAAAAAAAGTTCCCTCGCGGTATAAAAGAAAACAACATTATATTCATGATAAATTAGTTAAAACATATGGTAGTAATTTCTTTGAATATGATAGAACAATATCATGTTCCAGTTCAGGAAAAATACCCGATTGGTTTTATGATAGTTTTACCCATGTTTTAAATATAGAATGCGATGAAGAACAACATAAATCTAGAGATACCAGTTGTGAAAATAAAAGATTAATGTTATTATTTAAAGATTGTGGAAATAGACCTTTTGTTTGTTTAAGGTTTAATCCTGATAAATATATTAATGAAAAAGGTAAGAAAATAAAAAGTTGTTTTTCGTTTGATGAAGTAAATAATTTAATAGTAAATGAAAAAGAATTTAATAAACGATGGAATATTTTACAAATAGAAATAGATTATTATTTAAAAAATATACCTACTAAAGAAGTTACTGTAAAAAAATTATTTTATGATAATAAATAGTATAATTCTAAAAGCCAAACCGGAATTAAATAAACTACCGCGTTCAAGTTCATCAAAGATAAAACAAAACTAACAAATAAAGCAAAGATCATAAAATTCTCTGGTATTTCAAAATAATGTCTTGCTATTAAAACAAATATTAAAGCAAATATCGCTATTCGCCCAAACGGACATATTCTTAATCCATATTCATCTCCTATTAAATGTTCGAATAACCAACCTTTAGGTGAGCTTAATATATTAAAATCCATACTTGTTTTAAAAAAATGAAACATAAATACTAAATATAAACTCTCTATTATTGATATATTTAATCTATCCATTATATATTAATGGATACTTTTTTTGCTATGGATATGGATGATCCAAGATATGGACCAACAAAACCAAATAAAAAAGCAACAAGACCCACGCCTTTAAAAAAAGGAACAAGAAAAAAAAGAGATACAAAAGTAAAAAAAGACAAGATGGCCAGAGTTGCACGTATAAAAGAAAAGCAAGATTATAAAAGTTTATCTCAAGATGTTGGAAAAGAATTAAAAAGCCATCCTTTGCTACGAGTTAAATCACCTATTGAAAAAGATCAAGATAAAGTTTTTAAATCTATTGAAAGACATAATAAAAGCCTAAAAAAATCACCAATTACAGTCAGCGGAAAAAAATTAGCAACTATACCTCCTAGAACAAAATTGATTATCTCGTCAGGACAAGAGCAACCAACACAGGCACAAGCATTCGCTTACGATAACGACCCAACAAGTCGTATGGCTCCTTATCAATACCATAACTTTATGGCAGCCAAACAAAAAGAAGAAAGAAGAAGAGCGCTAAGAATGCTCGAACATCAACAAATGAGCGCGAAAGCAGGCGACAGCATTGATTTCGCAAAAATGTCACTTGAAAGAAGAGAATACCAAAAAATGAAAATGCGAGAACGACAAGAAAGAACCAACAAAAGTGGTGGAAAACGCCGCAAGAAAAAGACGCGTAAAAAAAGAGGTGGTTGGAAATTAATAGAACTTAATGTAAATGATTTGAATCAAGAAGCAATAGGAGGGGATTTTTCTTTTACGAAAAAGGGGTATCCCCACGTTTTTGATGGTAGATTAACGGCATACAACACAGATGTTGCAAGTTTTCGACTAACCGACCCACCCGGAACGCTTAATGTTAACATAAACACAATTGATAAAATATGGAAGTATGAAGCAGAATTCGATACCGATAAGAATATGTTAGAATTTATTAGTGGGCGAAGAAGAGGTGGTCGCCGGAAAAAAACGCGTAAAAGAAAAGGAAAAGGAAAAGGAAAAGGGGAAAAATATGGCAATTTAAAA